ACGTATTTTTTCGGCTTCAACTGTTTTGTTCCAAGTATCGTGATTACGCCCCTTTAATAAAAGACCTGTTTCTGGTACTCTACTTTCCCAATGTTGTGTCTCGTCTGCTTCCAATCCAGCTTTTATTGCACTTTCATAATCATACTCGATACCTTCGGGATCAAATGCTTGATCTTCCCGGGTAGGTTGTTCTTGTGGCCCCGGAGGATCAGGACGTACCGATTGCCCGGCTTCTTCAAGCAAAGTATCAACGTAACTCTTTTTTGGTTTCAAAGGGTCAGAATATGGTAAATCTGGCTGTAGTGCCGGATGCCCGACACGATCCGCTACTGGTTGGTATTCGGTTGGTTGTATTAAATTATCATAAATTTCTTTGGTTGTTCGCTTTTTTCCGGTCAGTATTCCCATTTTTACCTTGCTTTTATTAAATAAAATATCTATATTCCAAGTATGAACGCTGTTACTAAAACAACAAAAAAGGAATCTAAAATGTTAGAACGTATAATTGCTTTTCTAATGTTTGTCGCTCTTACTTTATTGGTTTTAAATCTTGTATTTACAGCAATTGTAGCTCCTTTTTAATAAAAAAATTATTTTAAAACATAATGGGGTGTCCCTATAAAAGGATAAATTATAAAAGCCCTAACTGCCGAGATTGCAGAAAAAAAGGTACGTTATCTTTTATGATTGAATCGTTGCAATCACGAGGTACCCCATTTATTTATTTCCTTTTGCCCAGCAAGGATTATTGTATTGTCTATGAAAATTAAAACATCACATATTATAGGATTGTTTTTTGTATATTTACAGGCTCTTTTCATGGGCAAGAAAAGAAAAATCTATCTAAAGTTGTTTGGGATAAAAGCAATGCAAAAAGTTAAAAAACAACAAGATGAAGCATTTGTAAGAATATTATTCCCAAAAAACAATATAAATCACTTTGAAAGTCCATAAAAAATTTAATTATTCAGACTCTTTCCCTTCTAATAATAACTTCCAATCATCCTGTTCGTACTTCCTTGCACCATATTTTTTATCTAATATTGGCAACAAAATACTGCTTATATACCAATCCCTGTCTTTAATATGTGGCGGCATCCCTTCTTGGTCAATCTTTTGGATTACCTGGTCTGTTAAACTTTTTACTTCGTTAAGCTCGCTTACTGATACGCCTGTTGTTTTAGATAAATTTCCAACAAATTGTCTTGTTTGTATAGATTTTATTGAATCACCGTAAGCTGTATATTGGGTAGATAATGGCTTCCTTAAAGCCTCATCTTTTATAACGTATTCTTCTGGCCTTGTTACTTTTCCAGATTCATCGGTCTGCGCTTCATATTTAGCATCCAGATTGTCTCTTATTTTTATTTGTTTATTTAAAATATTACCGATTTTCTTACTATAATTTTCTGGCTCTACTTTTGGTACTACTTTTAACCGCCTGGCTTCTGCCATCCTCTTCTTCGACATTTTGTTACCAAGTCGAGAGTATTCTAAAGCTAATCGTGCTTTCTTATCTGACAGCATTTGTGAAGCGGTTTTTGGCTTTTCAGGTTTTGGCTGTTTCAGTAATCTCGCTTTTTCTCGTTTACCCAAAATACCGCCATACCTTGATCTTGCTGAATCCTGCGCGGTTCCCTTGCCAGAAAGGATGTTGAAGTCCGCTTGTGCAACACCTTGCTTTAAACTGTCTGCATAATTCACTTTGGCAGGTTTATACCCCGGTGGATATGACCCATAAGCATTTTTAAATTCTTCTGCTTGTTTTCGTTGTTTGTCTTGCTGACTCATCGGGCAACCCCTTCATTACTAATAGTTCCTGCGCCTAAAAGTGTCCCTGGCTGTAAAATTCTTCCAGTTGTAGTATGAATTATATTAAGACGGTGTAACCGTTCATCTTGATTTTTTGAACTATTTACCCAGTCCCACAAATCAGCATCGCTGGCACTCGTAATTTCAGACATGCTCGGTGTATAATCTGTTTTGTCCACTCTGCCAGTTCTGCTACTCCTATTCGCCAACGCATTCCGGTAATTCATTTGAGCAGCTTGCCCCATAGCTGCCATCGGATCAGGTTGTGTTTTTGCCCATGCACGAACGCTGGCTGGATCATCTTGGTCAAACCCTTCAAACGCTGCCTGTTTCGATTTGCTCACAAGATAACCAGCCCCGGCATCAACCAATCCACCAACCAAGTTAGTATTATTCCTTCGGTTTAACTCGTCCAACCGTTCACGATAAGACATTTTGGCTGCGGCGAACTCATCCTTGGCTGATTCTTTTGCCATTTCATCTTCAGTAGCTATACGCTCTCTGGTCCTGGTTACTGCTTCTATGGGACGTGTCTCAATCTCTGACAAACCACGTTGCCCGGCAATAGAACCTTCCATGCCCCTACTCGCTAACCTGCCACGATAGCTTGCACCTGCTTTCTGTGCTATATTTCCAGCACTTTTCGCTACCCCACCAACGATCCTTGTTTCAGCTTCAGGAGAATATTTACCATGCTCCATGCGCTCACGAAGTCTTTTGCCGTATGCAGTATCAGAGAAATTACCACGCTTACGGTTAGTTAACCAGTTTGCAATTGATGATGCACCTTTTGCTAATGCCAGAACACCTGATATACCGATCGCCATGTTATACTCCTATATGTTTTTCAATAAAGTTTTTATCACTCATCTATTTCCGTTGCTCGAACTCCCTGGGGACTATTAGGCGGTATTCTGTCGCCAGATTCTTTACATTCTTCAAATGATGTAGGTTCATTGCTACTAAAATCACTCTCGTTCCCTGCAGTATCGATGGCTGTAACAGCGTAAAAATAAGTTAATCCACATTTCAAAGAATCAACAACAACCATTATTACATTGCCTACATAAACAGAGCTTCCATAATTTCTCGATTGATTGCCAAAATAAACTTTATATCCTTTTAGGTCTTCCTCTGTGTTCGGGTCCCATAAAATCTTCCGTTGATAATAATGAATTATTTGATTAGGTATTTCAGGTTCAGCAGTAACCCCATCGATTTCGATGTATTTAATGAAAATATTCCTGTCTTGATCAGGATTACTGTTTTCCGGATTATCATTTATAAACTGGAACAACCAATCACCCGCCACTATATTAGTAAGTTTTAAACTTACCGGGCTAAAAGAATTATTTGGTATCTGTAAAAGGTTTTGGGTACCAGTTGGATCTACAACTTTTATCTCTCCAATCCCATAAGAACAACGAGCGTTGAAAATAACTTCCACGCTATCAGTCTTGTCAGAATATACTTTTACCCCTGAATGTTTATCATAACAACCAATAGCGCCATCGGGCATTAAAAACGAACTAATACGAATAAAATCGTTGCCTTCAAATTTCTGCCCATGGACTAAACCAACAAAAAGGCAACATATCATTATCAATATCTTTTTCATTATTTCTCCGATTTCAAAGAATCATTTTTAAAAAAGTCTGACGTTTTAACTGTTCCTGAATCTAAAAAAGAACACGTGTTACTAATTAATTGCTGCATTGGTGAAGATGTACCAATGCCAACATTGCTGCCGTCCCAATTAAAAATATTCCCAGATTGTATTCCAATATTCTCAGCTACATATTTATCCTGGTCTGCCCCTAAAAACACAAACGTCCACCCTATATCTTGCTTATTACCAATCATTTTGAAAATATCTTTTTGGGTATATTTCCGAGACGAATTTTCCAGTCCATCAGTGAGTATTATAAACAAAACATTATTCACACCTTTTAAAGATTCAATGGTGTTGCCAATAGCATCATACAGTGGCGTCCCATGCTGTGGAATGTAATTATTTCTGTTAAGTTTTTTAATATGCTCAATATCAGCATTTTCGTATGCTATTTCTACATTTGATGAATTAAATTTAGTAAGTGTCATACGAAGTTTTTCATTTCTACCTTGCAAAGTGGAAAGATATTCATTGAAACTATCAATTGTTTGATCTCGAATATCTTCCATTGATCCTGTTTCGTCCAATACAAAACTTATTGTTAGATCACAAGCCTGTATTAAAGAGACAAAACAAAACAACACTAAAATAACAATAATTAATTTTTTCATTTGATCACCTATTTTGTATGCCGATACCTTCGGCTTTAGTAAACCGTTCATTAAGCGTTTGTATTTCACTAAGCGCCCCATCTAACGCAGCTTTTCTTCTATCAAACTTCCTATCCATCCCCCAACCTTCCGCCTCTGCCAACGTTACCATAAGTTCGTGAAGTGATTCATTAAGGTCGCTCGTTAAATCATCCAAACCTGTCAATTCATGGTCACCTGTTAGGAAATAAAAGCTTTCCGAATCATCGAATTTATCACCACCACCAAGAGCGGGCTCAACAGTAACAATACGTGTTGCACCTACGTAATCTGTAACAACGTGATAACTTCGCCTACCGGTTTTTGTTGCAAAAATTACTGCTCCATTATAAAAATCATTGGTAGCAGATGGACTTTCTGCGGCATTAATTTCAAATGTGTCTACTGCCAGTGGGTCATCCCCTTGTATTCCCCAAAGACGAACCAATGGAGTGGGAATCTTTAAATAATAAACATCAATAACAGGATTTGTTTCACCGTTTGAAATATAAATATTGTTCTGGAAAACGTAGTATAAAGGATTGCGAACACTGCCTGCAAGGTAAGTGTTCTCCGTCCTTTTAATACTTTTCATATCAATTTCAGAACAATATTTACCTCCATTGATTTTTACTTTAACAATACCTTCTCCGCCACGGAGGACATCGTTGGATAGACTGCTAATCGAATAAACACCCGTAGTAGCTGTTAAAGTTTCTTGTAAAATTTCTAATTCCGTTAAATACGCATTGTGCAATAATTGCGACAAGGTAAGTTGAGCATTATTTAAAAGTTTCAATCGTTTAGACTCTGTAAAAGTAACACCAGCAGCATCTTCAAGACGCAATGCGAGTAAATTTGACATTTCACTTACATTCATGTTATATTCCTCCTAATTACCGATTTTTCGTTCCAATACCTTCTGCTTCTGTATACCGGGCATTGAGTACATTAATTATACTATTGGCATTTCGCAATGCCGATTCTCTCCTGTCCAGTTTTGAATCCATGGCCCAACCTTCCGCCTCTGCCAATGAAACAATGATTTCATGTAACGATTCATTTAGATCACAGTCAATGCCAGATAATGCTAACGAATCAAAATCTTGTGGCAGGAAATATATTTCGTCTGTATCACTACTAAAATCAGATGTAGCAGCCGGCTCAACAGTTACTAATCTTGTCGAACCAACGTAATCCGTAACAACGTGATAAGTTTTTTTGTCAACAGAGTAAATAACTGCACCGTTGTAATAATCATCCACACTACTCGGTTCCTCATCAGAATCAATTTTGAATGATACCGCATCGGCAGGCAGGTTGCCCCCAATACCAAGTTTATATTGCAAGGTTGTCGACAATTTAAGGTAATACACGTCTATTAACGTACTGGTACCGCCAAATAAAACATAAATGTTATTTTGAAAGACGTAATAAAGCGGATTGGTTGCAGAACCTTGATAAAATTGATTCTCAGTTCGCTTAATATCTTTTACATCAATTCTGGTACAGTATTTACCACTGGCAAGTTTTACCTTTAAAATTCCTTCGCCACCACGCAAAACAGTATTATCCAAATTACTCATAGCAAATTTATTACTGGTTACGCTTTCGTTAGTTTCAATTACTTGCAACTCAGTTAAATAATTGTTATGTAACGCTTGTGATAACTTCAACTGAGCGTTATTAATGAATTGTAGTCGCTCTGATTCCGTAAAAATCGAACCTTCTGCATCTTCAAGTCTGATTGACAAAAGCGCCATCATTGTGTGAACATTCATTTTTTTAACTCCCTAAAATTATTTCTATACTATAAATTTCAGTATCGGCAGGACTATCAACACTGTCGATTATCTTTACTTTTAATGTTTGACATCTATACCTAATCGGGATAGTCGTTGTTTTTATTACAGCATCATCAACCTTTTTCGCACTCATGCTTTCAAGCGTAAATGTTTCACCAGCCGTTGCACCTGTAACAAAGAGAACGAAATTGCCTGGCGCAACAGCTGAATAAAAGTAAACCGTATGTGTACCATTTGAAATATCTAAATAAATTAACTCCGAAGCAAATGTGGCTGTAATGATAGCAATGGCATTGACAACATTTGAACTGCTAATTGTATAAACCAATTTATACCACTTACTTCCAACACCGGCTATCGCTAAATTACCTGATGTCTGTGCAAGTATTCCTGATCCGGTAGCAACGTACAAGTAAACTGCGTCAGTACCTACTATTGAAATCTCTGCTGTAGGCGACCAGGTTGCTTGCGATAAGTCCGTTGGGTCTGATAATGATTCAGCAGCTAACACATTTGGCAACGTACCAGTTACCGCGACATTATCCTCAGTCTCTACATCTTCGTCAACATAAACATTTATCGTTAATTCCGGTATGGATTTATACCGGACCTTCACATATCGAACAATAACCTTTTGCTCCCGGTCATTTAACTCGGATAAACGAAATAACTTGGTAATTACTTCACATCCCACCGATTCGGTTTCATTGGCGCTGTAAACTTTAGCTTGGCCCGAATCATAAAACATAAAATCGCCGTTTTCATCCAAACATATTATATCAGGGTCGTTATCAGAATTTATTTGGCGCCATTCCTGTGTCGTGATGTTGTAAGCCCATACATTTGAAACATTTAATCGCCAAATTATCTCATTCTCTCGTTGATTGAAAGCACCCTTTATGTATATTTTTTCAGTTGCATCATCCAGGCTGAGGTAAACATCATTAATCGGTTCGGAAATCCTGTTCTTGATTAATGGCGTGGAATCAGCAGCAGCCATCATATTTGCATCTACCCTGTAAATTCCATCGTAAGCACAGAAGTAAACGCTATCACCGACATTCACTACCCCATCTTTACCACCGTTTGTTGCATAAGCGACATTTCCCCTTTCAAATACAGATTCAAGTAAACTCCATGTGGTAGGATCTGTCGGGTCCGCAATATCTAATTTCAGGATGGCATGTTTCTTAAAAAGTATCAAAGAACCAAACGATACCGCCATCCCGGTACCTTCGCCACCTTCCCTATTAACTATCGGAATCACATTACTCACCGGGTTGACGTCTAATTGGTCATATTCCGAATAAGACAACCAGTCGTCATGTTCCTCGTTAGTATCCCCAGGATCAAGTACAACGTTGTATTGGAATAGTCGACCTTTTAAAACCAATCCGAATTTGCCATTTACCTTAATCGATGGTGAGTTTAATAAAGGATATGAAGCTCCAGCGTCTAAATTTGTGTCAAAAAATAAACCATCTACATCACCACCGTTTTCGGTGAAGTAATATTGACCTGTTGTTGCCTGAAGAATTTTCCAAGCCTGATTTATGAAATCAGACGTATACAAACCGTCTATCTGGATAGCTTTTGTATGAGTACGTTCAATTACATAATGTAAACTATTTACAAATAAAATAGCGCCTATTAGGCTGTCAATCCCAAAATCCTCATCATCAAACATTACACAACCATAACCAGCATAACAGCCGTCATCTGCATCTCTTGCCACCTGTGTCCATACACCTTCACCATAACCTACACCATAACCTACCCCAGCATAATAACCGATTACCCAGTCTGTATCCCAATGATGTGTAGCAATATCTGATTCTATTGCATGAATCGGAAAAACATCTTGCCCGCTACCAAGACTTGTAGGATCTGCAATATTATATTCTCTTGCACCGCCTGTTACCTTGATACCCCATAACCCAGCATGACCAGCAGCGTAACTACCTGAAATATTTCTGACATAAATACTACTTCGTCCAGAATCAGCGTTACTGCCACTTAAATATTTTCCAGAAGGTCTTAATAAATCAATGGTATGGATATGCCCATAAGAAGCATCCAATCCACCACTCTCAGCACCAGAACCACTTCCACCAGCCCCTTGATTTCCTATAAGAGATCGATATACTTTTATTGCTGTAATACGTTTATTATGGCTTGTCTTGGTAATACTAAAAGCAATCTGTGGATACGCGTCATCGTCATCTACGAGAATCACTTTTAATTCATCTGATAAAAGACTCTCATTTAACCCATCGTAAACGTAACTGAATTTGTAGTATAAATTTATTGAGTTTCCAGTGCTGCCAAACAATTTAAAAGTTGCTGTGGATAACTGATCAACCGTTAAATTAAACCCACTCGTTTCAATATCCGGCGCCACAATCTCCGTATCTTCAACCCAGAACCCTGAATTAAAGTCAGTATCAGCTTCGTAAATCCCATCGAAGAAATCTCGGTCAAGATACCCAATCCAAAGCCCCTTGGCTTCCGTTCCACTAAATTCTCCAACCGCACCAGGCAGAATACGAAGAATCTTATTATGCTGAATAATTGGAATCTTTTGATTCTGCTTGTAAGTACCTAATGTGTTTTCAAGCATATCATCAATGTCTTCCCACGAATCTCCATCCCAGTAACGTAAAGAGACAACGTTCGCTGCAAGTTTGACTCCAATAATGACATACCCGGTACCGGAACCTTTGCCTGCTGCTAAATTGCTATTCAAATAAGTAACTAAATTAACAACACTTGCTTCAATAGTATCAATTTTCACCCCAAAACCAAACGTCTTAACCAGCTTTCCAAAACGTGCTATGAAGTTCTTCAACGCCGTTGCATACTTTTCCGGAATATCTTCTTTGTCAGCATTGGTGAATACACCAACTATTTCAGGAATACGAATCATTTATCTATACACTTTCAAGTTGGTCCAAACGTAACAGGAATCTAAATCGCTGCCACCACGAACAAAGCCCACTGCAACACCATCAAACATTGGAAAGAACGTTGAATCAAAAAGGTTTTCAATAGAGAATGTCGTCAATGTCGAATCTACCGGGACTAATCCTACATAAGTGCTATCCCCAAACAAAGTTTCGACCTGCCCAACACCTCTGGTATTTTCTTCACCTTCTCTAACTTTCAACTTAAATCCCTGGATGCTAACAGTAAGTGTATCAGTATTCACAACTAAAGACTGCATTTCCGGGTAGATATCCAAATCAATACTTCCCTGGTTCATTATTTTCTTTGTACTGTCATTCCCGCTATTGAAAAACAGGTAACGAGTCACCTTGCTACCGTCCTCAACAGAGTCTTTTTCCATAACAGCCGGGCACTCAATGAAAGATTGGGCAAATGAGGGGACAGTTAAAAACAAAACAAACAATAGAACAAGTAATTTTTTCATGGTCTGATTTCCTTTGGTTTAATTTCTTTTGGTTTAAGTTTTTCTGTCTTTTCGAGACGTTTTTTCAAATCAACCGGTCTGAAGACACTTTTGGCATTAGATGCTTTTGAAACACGCTTTTTTATTGTATTCTTCTCAAAATTAAATTCATATACCCTGCATTTTGAAGGGAATATGGTGATGCTTTTTTTACCAGCAAACCGGGTAACTTCATACTGGACTAAAAAGTTATCGATTATTTCAGACTTTACATTTTTCTTAACATCTATCTCGCAAGGGATTTCAATAACTTTCTTCCCACCTACCGATGCAATCCAAGCAATGTTTTCAGTGTAGTAATCAATTAATGCCTGGTTTGTTTTTACAGTTATCGCTTTTTTAAAATAGTAAGTTTGGGAAAATGCTGTAGTTACGCACAATAAACTTACGATTAGTAATATTCTTTTCATTTATTTCCCCTTAAATTCAACTCATAAGATTTTTTCTTTAGGCTGTCGGGAATTTGGATCCCACGCTCCTTTAAAAGTTCTTCTAATGACCATTCAATCTTTGTCATTGATTTGATTTGTTTCTTCTCATGTAGGTAGAATTCTTTTTTTAATGTAGCCAAATCCTTTTCAGTGGTGTCTATCACCGCAACCTTATTCCCAACCTGCCAAACAGTACCAACAGCCATCCCTGTCAGTATGAAACAGGAAACGATCAACGTAATGATTAGTTTAGCTTTTCTGAGTCCTTTACTTGTACCATTTTCATCTGGCATGTAGCCCCCTTATTCTTCCTGACCACCATCAGTAATTATCCAACCACTCGTTACAAGCGCAGCTTTTGCGGTTGTGGCTGCACCGGCACTATACAAACTATTCCCACCATCGAAAGTAACGTTTATGTGTTCATTTTGTGCTTCCCATCCAATTAATAAAGCATTGTAGTTCGCCGTTGAAAGAGTAACACCATTGAACATACTTGAAGCATCTGTAACTCCTGTTATAACCCATGCCGCAAGATTTTGGTCGTATGCAGTTGCTCCATTAAACATATGAGATATGTCTGTTGCGCTGCTCATATCCCATCCTGAAATACTTTGGTTGAAGGATGTACAGCCTAAAAACATAGCTCCAAAATCACTAACTCCGTCCATATCCCATCCTGAAATATCTTGATTAAATGCCGCATCATTTCTGAACATTGCACTACAGCTTGATAATGCCGATGTTGTCCAACTACTTATGTTGCCATTAAATATACCAGCTTCATAAAACATCCAAGTCATAATAGTAACATGGGATACATCCCAACTCCCAATGTTTTGGTTGAAAGCATCACAATGGTAAAACATATATCCCATATTGGTACATGAGCTTGTATTCCATCCTGAAATATCTTGATTAAGCTGTGTACACGTATGAAACATCCCATAAAAAGTAGTTATATTTGACATATTCCAACTATTCATCGAAGGAACTGTTGTTAAAGAAGTACATAATTGGAATACTTCGTTAAAATCAGTTACACTCGACAAATTCATAATATCAGTTGCAGACACGGTAAGATTTGAACACCCTTTGAAAGCATCACCTGTATTGCCAGGACGAAAACAACCCCATTGAGTTATATCCTTCATTAAGGCTTTATCACCCGCATTGTCGAATTTCCATCCAATTAATATACCTGATATCGATATATTATAAGATGATGCTCCTGCATCCGCATACGTATGAATTAAATCACCATCATCGAAAGCGGTAATTGTGCTTGAAGATGCGTCCCCCCAATCAATTACAAAGTCATAAGTTCCGCCATTGTAAAGCGGTGGTGCAAAACTATCATCTTCTCCAAGTGTTGTAATCCCAAATTCAAAGGATGGAGTTTCTGTTGTACTACCGGTTGCAGCTATCATAAATTGACTTTTTGCAACAAACGGGAATAAAAGTAAAAGTAAAAATAGTTTTTTCATCAATCTACTCCTCCATCTACAAATGTCCCATTTCTGCCAAGTGAAATCCACCTTGTGTCATCTATCGCCATTAATGCGATAAAATCACCTATATTCCCAGGAGAATCAATCGCGTCACCAGCGCCGACCGAAGTTCCGTTTAAATAAATGGTGTCCGTTCCATCAAAAGGATCGATAGTGATAACCCCACCACCTATGTCATAAAATAATACTACTAATCCTGCTTCAGCCGCAGGCAAAGTATAATCTATAACATCAGCATCATTGTTAAATCTTGCTGCATTTTTACACATAGGAGCAGTTAATGTGATAGTAGGATCAACATCAAGGGTTACACCCGTTTCACCGGATAAAATTCCTGCTACTGCCAAAGCGACACTGATCTCAATTTCACTATCTGACTCATCCCAGGTTATTGTATGGTCTAAGGAAGACCTATTAATCGTAATTAAGTTTTGGTCTGCATCAGTCCCATCTCCAGTATTTAGTCCAACAATAGCACTTTCATTTATAAACACATTGCCGGTTATTGTTCCTGCAACATCAAGATTTCCAGATGCTGTAAAACGGGCAGTTTCAGTAAGATCGTCTGCACCAGAACCTCTTGCTGTACTAACCACCCAAGCTCCACCAATACTTGAACCTGTTGGAGCAGCATCGTCAACTTCTGCATGTATCCTGGCTGATATAGTTCCGAAGTCTGTACCATCACTTGGTGCATAATTTGTAAATCCTATCACATCATCATCAACTACAACTGTATGGCTGCCTGCAGTAGCGTGTCTGGATTTTGAAAATGTATGCCCAGAGCCTAAAGCATCGGCACTAAATTGGGCTTGTTCAAATTTGGTTGCAGGTGCTGTAGTCCCTATGCCTACGTT